ACTTCTATTGCAGCTGGTCTAACTTACACTAAAACTACTTCTGGCGGAAATAAAATTTATAGATTTACTGCTGGTACTGGAAATGTGAGCTGGTAATGTCTAGAATCAGAGATATAGCAAATTTATTTAGTGGATCAACTGATGCAGCAACTGATGCTGAAGTTTCAGCCGCAGTTTCTGCACATAACTCTACAACAACATCTGTTCACGGAATTTCAAACACAGCAAGTTTAGCAACATCAACATCTGTAACATCTGCAGTTTCAACACATGCTACAGCAGCAAATGGACATACTAGTAGAGGCAATACTGCTTCCCGCCCCGCTTCTCCAACAGCAGGAGACATGTATGCAAATACTCAAACAGGTTTTGTAGAAATTTATACAGGTGCAACATATGGATGGGAGCAAGTAGGCGGAATCTCTTCAACAGTAACGGGAGTTACTGCAACAAATGTACCAAGCGGACGGGCATATAATAATGGTTCAGCTTCAGTAGCATTTACACCAGGAACAGTCCTTGGTAGAACATATACCGTAACTTCTTCTCCTGGATCATTTACTGCAAGCGGTTCAGCTTCTCCAATTACAATTACAGGATTACAATCAAGCACGGGATACACTTATACTGTAGTCTCATCAAATAATTATGGAACAGCTTCTGCAAGTTCCGCTTCATCATCAGTTACAGCAACAACAGTTCCACAGGCACCTACAATTGGTGCAGCTGTTGGAGGATCAGCAAGCGCAACTGTTGCTTACACAGCAGGTGCAACAGGTGGCGCAGCAGCCACATATACTGCAACATCTAGTCCAGGATCATTTACTGGAACAGGCTCATCACCAATTACAGTTTCAGGTTTAACAGATGGAACAGCTTACACATTTACAGTAACTGCAACTAATGCAAATGGAACATCTGCATCAAGTGCTGCAAGCAACAGCGTAACTCCGTCTAGCCTTTCAGTTGATTTTCTTGTTATTGCTGGTGGTGCTGGAGGATATGGCGGCGGCGGAGGTGCTGGAGGAGTACGATCAGTTACAGGTAATACAATCGCAGGCGCATCTATTTACACAATTACAGTAGGTGCTGGCGGCGGAGGCGGAGGTAATGGAACTAATAGTTCAATATCTGGCACAGGAATTACTACAATAACTTCAACTGGTGGAGGAACTGGTGCAATCCGAGGAACTGGAAGTACTGGCGGTTCTGGTGGCGGAGCACACGATAATACAAGCGTTGCTCGTAATGGTGCAACAGGAAATGCTGGCAGTTATTCTCCCGTAGAAGGATATGCAGGCGGAAATGTTGCTTCAATTGCCTTTAATAGAGGTGCTGGTGGTGGCGGTGCTGGTGGTGTTGGGGGTAATGCAGGTGCTACACCTGGTGCTGGCGGTGTTGGAATTTCCGCTTATTCATCTTGGGGTGCTGCAACTGGTACTGGTGACAACGTAAGCGGTACTTATTGGTATGCAAGCGGTGGTTCAGGTTCTTCTGAAGATAACAACTCAGTTGTACGTACTGCAGGTGGTGGCGGACAGGGTGATAGAAACCCACGTAATTACAATGAAAATGCTTATGCTAATACTGGTGGTGGCGGCGGAGGAGGATATTTCTCTACTTACGGTAACGGAGGTTCAGGTTTAGTAATTTTTAAATACGCAGGAACTGTACAAAAAGCATTTGGTGGGGTAGTTACTACATCAGGTGGAAATACATACCATACGTTTACTTCTTCAGGAACATTTTATACAGATGCCAGTACATCAGGTGTTAAAGCAACTGGGGGAGCAATTACTACAGACGGTGCTTATTGGTATCACGCATTTAAATCATCAGGAACGTTTGCCCCAACACAATCAATTACTGCAGATGTACTTACTGTTGCTGGAGGTGGAGCTGGTGGTCCTACATTGCACGGCGGAGGCGGTGGCGCTGGAGGTTTAGTATATGCTTCAAATCAATCATTAGTTGTAACTAATTACACAGTAACTGTCGGAGCAGGCGGTACTAGTGCTTCACAAAATCCATCACCTGGTGGAAATGGTGGATCTAGTCAGTTTGGTTCAGGAACAATAGCAGTCGGCGGAGGAGGAGGAGGATCACTAACTGGAACTCCTTCCGCAGGCGGTTCTGGCGGCGGCGGAATGTATAATCCTGCTAATACATATGGAGCTGGAACTGCTGGACAGGGAAATAATGGCGGTGTTGGCGCTAGTGGTCCAAGCTACGGCGCAGGAGGCGGCGGAGGCGCAGGAGCTGTTGGAACAAATGGCGATGCAACACACGGTCTTGGTAACGGAGGAATTGGTAGTGCTACTTACTCATCTTGGGCAATCTCAACTGGCACTGGTGACCGTGGGTATTATGCAGGAGGCGGCGGCGGTTCATCTTATGTATCAGGAAGCGGTACCCCAGGAATTGGTGGATTAGGTGGAGGATCCAATGGTTCTACCGCAACCGCAGTTGCTGCAAAAGTTAATACAGGTGGTGGTGGAGGAGGTTCTGAAAGAGCAAGCGGAACTGGATATGGTGGTTTTGGCGGTTCAGGAATAGTTATTGTGAGGTATCCAGTATAATGGCTAAATTAATAAGAGTATGGGATGGGACAACTTGGCAAGAAGTTGGCCCAGCATTGCCTAATGCTCTTACAATTGATGGAACCCAAACATTAACTAATAAAACAATTGATCTTGCAAGTAATACTTTTACTGGAACTACCGCCCAATTTAATACGGCATTATCTGATGCCGACTTTACAACTTTGGCGGGAACCCAGACATTAACCAATAAAACTATATCTGGAGCATCTAATACTTTAACTAATATAGGCAATGGATCTTTAACTAATTCAGCAATTACCGTTAATGGTTCCGCCGTTTCTTTGGGCGGAAGCGTAACAATTGTTACAGGACCAGCATCTTCTACTGTATCTTCAAATATAACTTTAGCTGCTAATAATAAATATTTTGTAAATACTACTGCTGCTAGGACTTTGACTCTTCCCGCCTCTCCTACATTAGGCGATGAAATTCAAGTATTTGACGCAACAGGGACGGCGGCAACAAATAATATCACAATAGCAAGAAACGGTAGTAACATTAATGCAGTAGCAGATGATGCTATAATAGATGTAAATCAGGCAAGTTCCGTACTTGTCTATACAGGTGCAACAGTTGGCTGGAGGTTTGAGTAATGGCAATTAGAAAATCTGGGTTAAACTCCCAATATCCATCAGGTACTACAGGCAATAGACCTGCTGCTCCAGCAGAAGGATATCTATATTTTAATACAACTCTTGGATCTGTTCAGATTTATATGGCTGGATTATGGAGTACATATATTACTCCTCCTACTCCTGCCGCTCCAACAATTGGAACTGCAACTGATGTTCCATCAGGTCGTGCATATAATAACGGAAGAGCAAGCTTAACATTTACTCCATCAGAACTTGGCGGGGCGGCAACAATATTTACAGCTACTCCAAATCCTTCTACATCTCCAGCTACATTTACATCAGCAACTTCTCCATTTACTATTACAAATTTAGCATCATCTCAATCTTATACTTATACGGTAACTGCATCAAATGGATATGCAACATCTTCTGCCTCTTCCGCCTCAACAGGCGTTACTGCAACAAGTGTTCCACAGGCTCCAACAATTGGAACTGCTACTTCAGGAAATGCAAGTGCAACTGTAGCATATACAGCAGGTGCAACAGGCGGTGCAGCAGCTACGTATACAGCAACATCTAGTCCAGGATCATTTACTGGTACAGGGTCATCTCCAATCACAGTTTCAGGATTGACAAATGGAACTGCATATACTTTTACAGTCACGGCAACAAACGCTAATGGAACTTCTGCAGCAAGTGCTGCAAGTAGTTCAGTTACTCCAGCAGTTGACCCATTCACTGGGTCAACTGGAACAGATATTAGCAATGGAACACATTTCATTAGAAGTTTTACTGGAACGGGATCACTTGTTACAAATCAAACATTAAACATTGAATATCTTATTGTTGCTGGAGGTGGAGGTTCAGGAAACTCTGTCGTAGGCGGCGGTGGAGGCGCTGGTGGATTTAGAACTGGAACAGCAAGCTCTGTAGCCGCTGGAACAAGAGCCGTAGTAGTTGGACTAGGCGGAGCAGTTGCTGGTGGTTCAGCTAGAGGCACACCAGGTGGCACTAGCTCAATAGCGTTTGCATCAACTATTTCAGCTTCAGGAGGTGGTGGCGGTGGATCTTATGATGGAGTTGCTAATTTAGTAAATAATGGAACAACGGGGGGCTCTGGCGGCGGAGGCTCTCTTTCATACGGAGGATCAAATTACGGAGGCGGAGCAGGAAATTCTGGTTCCTATTCGCCTGTTGAAGGTTACGCAGGAGGCTCTGGAAGACTTTGGGGCGGCACAGGAGGCGGCGGAGGCGGCGGAGGTGGAGCTGGAGGAGTCGGAGCACCTTGTCTTGGAAGTATAAATGGATCTTCTGGATCTATAGGAAGAGCTGGCAATGGTGGTATTGGTGCTACATCTTCAATAACTGGAACATCTACTTATTATGCAGGAGGTGGTGGTGGATCAACTAACGCATCTCCAGCTAATGGTGGACAAGGAGTGGGAGGTCTTGGAGGCGGTGGAACTGGTGCTGGAAACACTTATTCTGCAACTCCTGGAACAGCAAATACAGGCGGTGGAGCAGGAGCATATTCTGCTGGCGGCTCAGGAATAGTTATAGTAAGGACACCAAAATAATGGCTAGTTTTGCAAGAATAGATGATAACAATGTTGTTGTTGAAGTAATCGCAATAGATAACTCAGACATAATTGTTGACGGCATAGAAAGCGAACAAAAAGGTAAAGATTTTATTGCCTCTCTTGGATTAGAAGGAAATTGGATACAAACTTCTTACAACGCAAATTTTCGTTTTAAGTTTGCAGGAATTGGCATGTTTTATGATGCAGAACACGACGAGTTTGTTGAAATATTAGATAATTCATTTCTACCTAAGCCTTTGGCAAACGGAAATGAAATAAGAACGGGAGACAGAAAAACTTTAGTGATTGATGGGTTTCCGAGATCAGGAAATGTCTATCTATCCTACTTGACTGCTTTTGCGTTTGAAGGCAATGATATAGATCAGAAATTAGGATTTAAACAATTACATAATCTTAAAACATTAACAGAAGGACCATCAAAATTTGATTTGGTTATTGTTCCAATTAGAAATCCTATTGATAGCATTAAAAGCACAATAAAGATGTTTGAGTATGACCCTAATGATTTTGATTCAATTTTTAAATTAGTTTCAGAAAACTTAGTTTGGCTTCAAACAGTCCGTGAAAATAAAGACAATTTGCTTATAATTGATTTTAATACACTGACTCAAAATCCAGAAATTGTTATTAATAAAATATCAGAACATATTAATGTAATTCCAAAAATATTTGACCCACAAGATGTTATAGATAGAATTAATAGCGATAATCTTAATATTCATCTTCCTAATAATGTTACATCTAATGCATCTATAGAAATAACGGATGAAGAAACTTTATCTGTCTTGAAACAAGCTACAGATATTTATAACGAAATTATAGGTTAACATGATTATACAAATTATAGGTCTACCTGGAAGCGGGAAGACAACATTGGCTACCGCCCTAAAAGAACGCATCAATGCAATTCATTTAAATGCAGATTATGTTCGTGCAACAATTAACTCTGACCTAGGATTTAATATTGAAGATAGAATTGAGCATGCTCGTCGTTTAGGTGAAATGGCACGAATGTTAAGCGGACAAGGACATACAGTAATTGTAGATTTCATTTGTCCCACAAGCTTAACTCGTGCAGCATTTGGCAAGCCAGATATTTTAATTTTTATGGATACCCTAGCAGAAGGAAGATTTGAAGATACAAATAAAATGTTTGAGCGTCCTACAGAATTTGATGCATCTTTTGTAAGCCATAACCTAGATGAAAATCAAAAGGTATCTTATATTATTGACAAGTTTAGCCTTCATGATTGGTCCGCCCCAACAACTTTAATGCTTGGAAGATATCAGCCATGGCATGAAGGACACCATGCCCTTTATAAAGAGGCGGGAAACAGAACAAATCAAGTACTACTTGGAGTTAGAAATACATACAACACAAGCGAGAAAGACCCGCTTAAGTTTGATCAGGTAAAAGAATACATTGCCAAAGATGAATTTATGGACGGAGCAATGGTATTAAGACTGCCCAACATTACTAACATAGTTTATGGACGAGATGTGGGATACAAGATTGAACAAGTAGATTTGGGGGCAGAAATTCATGCTATATCGGCTACGCAAAAACGTAAAGAAATGGGCATCTAAAATCTGGAACCTTGTGACTAAGCCAAATAATATGGAGTGGCCTTCATGAATGTAACTAAAAAAAGATCTGCTTTAAAGGCTATTGTATGGCGCATAATTGGGACGGCAGACACATTTGCTATTTCTTGGTTTATAACAAAAGAGCCAATCACCGCTGGTGCTATTGCAAGTTTTGAGGTTTTAACCAAAACGATTCTTTACTATTTTCATGAGCGTGGATGGAATAAAATTAAATGGGGTAGGGTATAATAAAGATATGTCGTATCAACTAAAAGTAATCAAAGATCATCCAATTGGATTTTGGGCATTAGATGAATCCTCTGGTACTACCGCTTTAGATTCTTCTGGATGTGGCAACAATGGAACATATACTGGCTCACCAGTATCTGACATATTACCTTTAATTTCAGGCGGGGTGTCAGGAACAAAAATAACAAATACTTCATATATAACATTACCTATAACTAAAAACTATTATGGAATTTCAACAACTGAAGGAATGGGAACAAAATATTCATCAGATAATGATTTTACAATTGAATGCTTTGTATATCCTTTAATTGCCTCATCTGCTGCAACTCCAATAATGGCAGATAATTCAAATAATATAGGGCTGTATATTGAAAACGGAGATGTTGTTTTTAAGGTATCTGCTACAGAATCAATTAGATATCCAATTACTTATTCTAAAAGAGTGCTTCATCTAGTTGGAGTATATTCAGTATATTCAATTTCTTTATATGTAGATGGAAGGTTGGCTGCAAGTAAATCTATTGATCCCGATTTTAAATTTACAAATACAAATTTATCAATTGCCATAGGACCCACTACAACATCTGGAGATTCTTTTGTAATTGATGCTCCTGCAATTTATAGATATTCTCTTTCTACTGCATCTGTACAAAGACATTATGGAGATGGTAATTTTTCTGCTCCCGCCATTCAAGTTGTTTCACCAGATGAGGGAGTTCTTTTTTCCTGCACCGATGCTTCAATACGATCACAATTTCAATACTCTTATCCAATAAATAGAAATTGGTCGGAATTTCTTGATAGCAATACATACTACAATGAATCTGCAGGATATATTTCTTTTTACAAAACAGACACAGTACAATCAAAAACATTTATTCTTCAAGACTATTTTTTAATACCTAGCCAAATCCCATTTGTAAGCTCAAAAGTTGAGTGGAGAAATGATTTAAATATTACAGTTCAATCAAGCGTGGACGGAACAAATTGGCAGTACTGTGTAAATGGACAGCCTTTACCTCAATATACAAAAGATTCATTTAGCAATGTTGGGGTTGTCCATATTAAAATAACTATGACAACTACAGATGCTAGTAAATTCTTGCCAAGACTGGCATATTTTGCAGTTAGCTTTTATACAAACAAGGATGTCTATGCCGATAATTATGGAGACATAATTTCATCTTCAACTGAGTATTATTTAGGATCTTTAAATTACCCGCTTTTATCTAGACATAATGACAACGGAATAAGAACTAAGGCCACCGCTGGTTTTAATTTGACCACTACAGGCTCTGTGAAGTCATTAGAGATGTTTTTAACGCCCTCTGACCTTACAGCTAACACTTTGCTAGACACCGTTGTAACGGGCTCATACGCGGCTTCCAGGTACTCTTGGACAAACGGCGGGACCATAACAAAGACCAATATATTAAAAATCTATGTAAACGGAGTAGACAAGACAAGCCAGACAAATATAGCAAATGTATTCTCTGCAAATCAACTCCACCATGTTGTATTAGTTCTAACATTACCTGCTTCAGGCGTATTAAAGTTTAATTATTTAAGCTCAGGTGGACCCTCATGTCTATATAACAATATTGCTATATACGCAAAGGAATTGACAGCATCTATCGTTGCCGCCCATTATGCCCTGTATGTTGGCAGACCTGCAGTCTCAGTCATAGATCCGTCAATTGTTCTGACAGAAAAAGGCATTGAGTCATACAACAATGACTGGATTGTGTTGCAAAGTATATAAATTTGTCCAGACTTGTGACAAAAAGATGGACTTATGCAGGAAGTAATGGTAAAATAAATTACTATGGATATTAACCGTATAAACACTAAAGTCCTTGAAGAAGAATCTACTCTAGGGATATATGTCTGGGAAATGCCAGATGGCAGATGGATTGGAGACGATGATGGCAACTTTCTTTCGGTCACGTCCAAAAAAGGAAATAGCTCCAAGGTCGATGCTTTGGCTAGAGAGGTTCGCTCATTCGGTATACACGAGGGCAGGCCTAAATTTCTTTCTGCAAGAAGAAAAATTGACGACGAAGAATTTGAATATCAAAAGAAAAGACTTGACTGGGGACTAGTTCCAGACCCTCTAGATATTGGTAATTATAAAGACGAAATGAAGAAGTTAAGGGGTATGAAATGAGCGTAGAGTTTATTGACGATGAGAGTTCTGAAAACATAATTGATATTTCAAACACAGCAGACTGGTTCTCCTTAAAAAAAGATCAAGTAAGTAATGACCCATTTGCTGCTGGCATAGATGAGTTAAAAAAAGTTAGGGGTCTAGGATCTTCATTCAAGCGCAAGATTAGCAGAGAATTTTCTAAGTCCTTTACTGGCGTAGAAGGAACAGGAACACAACAAAATTTACTAGCACAAGCTATTACAGGCTATGCTATGTTCGACTTAGTAGAGCCAACATATAACCTTGAATACCTATCTGTAGTGTATGAAACATCAACATATAACTATGCAGCAATTAATGCAAAGGTTGCCAATATTGTTGGACTAGGATATGACTTTGTAGAAACAAAGAAAACAAATGATGCCCTTGATTCACTCACAGACGATAAGTCCCTTGAAAGAGCACGTAGAAAAATTAGCAAGTTGCGCCAAGATATTCACTCCTGGCTAGACACTACAAATGATGAAGACACATTCACTCAAACTTTAATTAAGACCTATACAGATTTAGAAGCAACAGGAAATGGCTATATTGAAATCGGCAGAACAACTGGCGGAAACATTGGATACATTGGTCATATTCCAGCAAAGACAATGCGTGTACGAAGACTAAGAGATGGTTTTATTCAATTGCTATATGGCAAGGCAGTATATTTTAATAACTTTGGAGATTCAGAAACAGAGAATCCAATTGCTGGTCAAGAAGATCGCCCAAATGAAATTATTCATTTGAAGAAGTATACCCCTATGAATAACTACTACGGTATCCCAGACATAATTGCAGCACAGGTAGCACTTGCAGGAAATGAATTATCTGGAAGATACAACCTAGATTACTTTGAGAATAAGGCGGTTCCAAGATATATTATTACAGTAAAGGGAGCAAAGCTTTCTCCAGAGTCAGAGCGTAAATTGCTTGAATTTTTTCAGGTCGGATTAAAGGGAAAGAATCACAGGTCCCTGTATATTCCACTTCCAGGAGATACCCCCGACTCAAAAACAGAATTTAAGATGGAGCCAGTGGAAGCAAATCCACAAGAATCTTCATTTAATATTTATCGTAAATCAAATAGAGACGAAATCCTACTGGCTCACCGTGTCCCAATTAATAAAATTGGAACCCCAGAAGGCGTAAATTTGGCAGTGGCAAGAGATGCAGATAAAACATTTAAAGAGCAAGTTTGCCGTCCAGCCCAAATGATTTTAGAGAAAAAAGTAAATAAAATATTTGAGGAAAAGACAGATGCCCTATCCCTTAAATTTAATGAATTAACTTTAACTGATGAAGATACTCAGTCTAAGATTGACGAAAGATATTTAAGAATGCAGGTAATTACCCCCAATGAAGTTCGAATTAGAAAAGGCATGATTCCACTAGATGGTGGTGATCAAGTTATTGAATTAAAGGGTCCAGCAAAAGCCGAGCAGACAGCCGCGGCTGGAAATACCCGACAAAGATCTCAAGATCGCCAAGCAAATACCCCAGATATTTCTGGGGAGGGAAGAAATGCTAAAGGCGATGGCAGACAGGTTGACTAACCCCACTCAACTGTTATTTGCCTTTTTATCTATAAGTCGCTAAAATTAAGCATATGAACATTGAAAAGTCTTTATGGACTAGCCATGGCAATGACATTAATTTGTCTGTCCCTTTCACTAAAGTTAACCGTGAAAATAGAACTGTGTCTGGTTTTGCAACACTTGACAATGTAGATCAGACTGGTGACGTTGTAACTTCCGAAGCAAGCGTAAAAGCCTTTGAAAGTTTCCGTGGAAATATTCGTGAAATGCACGGATCTCTTGCGGTTGGCAAGATGGTTTCTTTTAAGCCAGAAACTTTTTATGACCCAACAACTAAAGAATTTTATAACGGCGTTTATGTAACAGCATACATTTCAAAAGGCGCACAGGATAGCTGGGAGAAAGTTCTAGACGGAACCCTTTCAGGATTTTCAATCGGCGGGAAGATCAAAGAGTCCGATAACGAAGTTAATAAAGCTACAGGTAAAACTGTAAGATTTATTAAAGACTATGAATTGATGGAACTATCAATTGTAGACTCTCCAGCAAATGAGCTATGTAACATTCTTTCTATCCAGAAAGTAAATGGACAATACATTGCAAAAGGTATAGCAGTAGATGTTGTAACCGAAAATATTTTTTACTGTGAAGACA